AAAACAAAATATTGGAACATACCGATACTTTGAAATTAAATTACGATTTAATGCAGTTATCAGAACCAATAATGGGTTCAGCGATTACATCAAATGTACGAAATATCATTGATTCACCAATCAACGGTCTTAATTCTTTTGGATTCAAAAAAGAGTTTATGGTCGATAAATTATACACTGCGTTTAAGAATGTAGAAACGTGGTTGGTAAACACTTGGGGTGATTTGGATAAATATTCAAAACAAACTAGAAAATAATTTGGTAGTTACAATAATAATTCGTATATTGGTACAATATGGATAAGTTCGGAAACAAATTTGGTACATCTTTTCAAATAAAAATAATATCTTCTTTATTATCAGATAGGATATTCTTACAACAAATGTATGATATTCTTAAACCTGAGATGTTCGATTCAGAGGCAAATGAGTGGATAGTAACCAAAACATTACAACATTTTGATACATTTTCACAACTACCAACGTTAGATGTCTTTAAAAACGAAGTAGATAGGGTTGAGAGAGATGTTCTCAAACAATCTATAGTAGATAACCTAAAACAAGTTTGGAACGGTTTAGAATCAGATGATTTAGAGTACGTTAAAGAACAATCTTTAGAATTCTGTAAAAATCAAACTTTCAAAAATGCTATCTTAGAATCAGTAGATTTATTAAGTGATGGTAAGTTCGATGTAATCAAATCTAAGATAGATGATGCGATGAAAGCTGGACAAGATACTGATGTTGGACATGAGTATAAAGAAAACATTATTGAAAGATACGAATCTACTGTTAGAAACGTAATTTCTTGTGGTTGGGATGCAATCGATGAATTAGTAGATGGTGGTTTTGGTAAAGGTGAATTGATAATGTTCGCCGCTCCACCAGGTATTGGTAAATCGTGGGCATTAGTAAATGTTGGAATGGCTGCCGCCAAAAAAGGTAAAACGGTAGTTCACTATACATTAGAACTTAATGAAGGTTATGTAGGACAGAGATATGATTCTGTATTGACTGGAATCGCAGTACCTAATCTTAAATTTAATTTAGATGATGTTAGAACTCAGGTAGGAGAACTGAGTGGTGATATCATTGTAAAACATTGGCCAACTAAATCTGCAGGATTGAATACTATGAGAGCATCTTTGGATAAACTTAAACTACAAGGTAAGAATCCTGATTTGATTATCGTAGATTACGCTGATTTGTTAAAAGGTAATAGTAGAAAAGAAAGACACGAAGAATTAGAAGAAATCGTAGAAGGTTTGAGAGGTATTGCAGGTGAATATGAAGTACCATTGTTTACAGCATCACAAATTAATCGTAGTGGAGCTGAAGATGATATTATTACAGGTACTAAAATCGCTGGTTCATTCTCAAAATTGATGACTGCAGATTTTGTAGTATCATTAAGTAGAAAGATTGAAGATAAATTAGCAGGTACAGGTAGATGGCACGTAATAAAAAATAGATTTGGGCCAGATGGAATGACTTTACCTTCAAAAGCTAATATGAGTAACGGTAGAATCAATATTTACAATGATGATTCCATTGATGGTAAAAAAACCCAAAGTGATATGAATAAAGGGGGTGAGTTAGTGAGAAAGAATTTGTTACAAAAATATAATGAAATGAATAAAGATATTGATTTTTAATCCATATATATTATAACCCACAACAATACAAATAATAAAAAAATTACAAAGATATGAAACAACTATTTACAGAAAGAGTCCCATTTAAACCATTTGAATATCCAGAATATTACACCGAAGGTTGGTTAAAACAAGCACAAGCATTTTGGTTACATACAGAAATCCCAATGCAAGGTGATATTAAAGATTGGAATGAAAACTTATCTGTAGAAGAAAAACATTTAGTTGGTAATATTCTTTTAGGATTCGCACAAACAGAATGTGCTGTATCTGATTATTGGACAACTATGGTAACTAAGTGGTTTCCAAAACATGAAATCAAACAAATGGCGATGATGTTTGGTTCACAAGAAACAATACACGCCACAGCTTACTCATATCTAAACGAATCATTAGGTTTAGAAGATTTTGAGGCTTTCCTACACGAACCTGCAATTGCAGAAAAATTTGAATTCCTAACCGCTACTACGGCAGATTGGACACATGAGGATTTACAAACAAATCCTACGGCACGAAAAGAAGTAGCTCGTTCATTAGCGATATTCTCAGCATTTGCAGAAGGTGTATCTTTATATAGTTCCTTTGCAGTTCTGTATTCCTTCCAAATGAGAAATCTTTTGAAAGGAATCGGACAGCAAATGAAATGGAGTGTAAGAGATGAATCACTTCACTCTAAAATGGGTTGTCAATTATTCAGAGAAATGTGTAATGAATATCCTGAACTATATGGAGAAGTTAAAGATGATGTAATCCAAGCAGCTAAGTATATGGTTGAGATGGAACATAAATTCATTGATAAAATGTTTGAAATGGGTGATTTGGAAAATATGAAGGCTGATAATTTAAAAGAATTCATCTCAAAGAGAGGTAACGAAAAATTAAAAGAATTAGGTTACGAATCTACATTTGAATGGAATGATGATAAAGCTTCTGAATTAGATTGGTTCTACCATTTGACAGGTGGAACAACACATACAGATTTCTTCGCAGTTAGACCTACTGATTATAGTAAGGCAAACGAAGGAGAAGATTTCAACGATATTTGGTAAAAATAATAAAAAAAAGTTATGACAGAATTTGATAAATTAATTACAAACGTAATTGGGTGGGCTGATGAAAAAGGTATCTTAGTAAAAGATAACGCACCCAAACAAATGTTAAAAGTTTTGGAAGAAGTGGGTGAAACCGCTGGAGCATTACTTAAAGACGATAAAGATGAGATAGTAGATGGTATCGGAGATTCATTCGTTACACTAATCATACTATCAATGCAGTTAGGATTACATCCTTCAGAGTGTTTAGAAGCTGCTTGGAATGAGATTAAGGATAGAAAAGGTAAAACTAAAAACGGAGTGTTTATAAAAGAATGAAAAACTACGGAGCTGAATTTGATTGGGAAATAGACGTAGATTTTCCATCTTGGGCAAACACAGAAATCTACGTTAAAACAATCTCAAAGGGATATTTGTTAGATGGTGAAAAACCTAAAGATGCATATTGGAGAGTAGCAACAACAGCCGCTCGAAGATTAAATAAACCTCAGATGGCAACTAAATTCTTCGATTATATTTGGAAGGGTTGGTTGAACTTAGCAACTCCTGTACTATCAAATACAGGTACAGATAGAGGATTACCAATCTCTTGTTTTGGTATTGATGTAGCCGATTCTATTCAAGATATCGGTACTAAGAATTTAGAAATGATGTTACTCGCTAAGCATGGTGGTGGAGTAGGTGTTGGTTTGAATATGATTCGACCAGCTGGTTCTAACATTACACAAAATGGAACATCCGATGGTGTTGTTCCATTCGCTAAGATTTATGATTCAACAATTCTCGCTACCAATCAAGGTAGTGTAAGACGAGGGGCAGCATCTGTTAACCTTAATATCGACCACGAAGATTTTGATGATTGGATTGAAATCAGAGAACCAAAGGGTGATGTAAACAGACAATGTTTGAATTTACATCAATGTGTGGTTGTTGGTGATAAATTTATGAGAAGATTAGAAGATGGTGATTCGGAAGCTCGTAGAAAATGGGGTAAGGTACTTCAAAAGAGAAAAGCAACTGGTGAACCATATGTGATGTACAAAGGCAACATCAACAAAGCAAATCCACCGATGTATAAAGATAATGGATTGAAAGTTCATATGACTAACATATGTTCTGAGATTACATTACATACAGATGAATCACATTCATTCGTTTGTTGTTTATCTTCATTGAACTTATCAAAGTATGATGAGTGGAAACATACCGATTTAATCTATACTGCAACTTGGTTCTTAGATGGTATCTTATCAGAATTCTTACAAAGAGCTAAGAATATGAGAGGATTCGAAAACGCAGTACGTTCTGCAGAAAAGGGTAGAGCATTAGGATTAGGTGTATTAGGATGGCATACATATCTACAACAAAAAGGTATTCCATTTGATTCACTACCAGCTCAGTTTGAAACTCGTAGAATCTTTTCTCAATTAAAGATTGAATCCGAAAGAGCAAGTAGAGATATGGGTGCAGAATTAGGTGAACCATTATGGTGTAAAGATAGTGGTATGAGAAATACTCACCTAAGAGCAGTTGCACCAACTGTATCAAACTCAAAATTAGCAGGTAATGTATCACCAGGTATTGAACCTTGGGCTGCAAACGTATTTACTGAACAAACTGCAAAAGGTACGTTCATTAGAAAAAATAGAGAATTAGAAAAAGCACTTAGAAAGGCAGGTATCAATAATAAAGATACTTGGGATAAAATATTATCAGATGGTGGTTCTGTACAAGATATCAAAGAATTAGATAAATGGGTATATTGTGATGGTAAACTAACAGAGGTTGATGGTGATATTGATACTACTAAGTGTGATAAGGTAAAAGATGTATTTAAAACATTCAAAGAGATTAATCAATTAGAATTGGTTAGACAGGCTGGAGTTAGACAACAATACATCGACCAATCAGTTTCATTAAACTTGGCATTCCCATCAGAGGCAACTCCGAAGTGGATGAATATGGTTCACTTAGAAGCGTGGAAACAAGGTGTAAAAACATTATACTACACCAGAACTGAATCGGTTTTAAGAGGGGATATTGCTGCACAAGCTATGGACCCTGATTGTATAAGTTGTGATGGATAATTTTAAATTTAAAGGAGTAAGAAAATGAAATACTTATATTTTTCAGCAGCATGGTGTCAGCCTTGTAAGACGTTATCACCAATTATGAATGAAGTATCGGCTCAAATCTCAGTTGAAAAGATTGATGTTGATTTAGATTATGAAAGAGCTCAACAATACGGTGTTAGAAACATTCCAACAGTTGTATTAGTTGATGGGATTACGGAAGTTAAAAGATTTGTTGGAGTACAACAAAAACAAACTTATCTAAATGAAGTTAGATAAAACTTGGATAATTCAAAAAAAAGTTGTATATTAGTACAATAATAGTTACATTTAATGCAGAAACAATTCTTAGATTACGGATATAACGATATCCAGCATGATATTCAGCTACCAAAACCAACCATTATGGAATATGATGGGTTTACGGTGGTAAGAGATGATTTGTTGGATGGTGGAACTAAACGTAGAGCGTTTACTGATTATGTTCAATGGGTTAAACAAACAAATCCAAATGTAACTGAACTTGTTTATGCATCACCAAGACAAGGATATGCACAATTATCTTTAACATATGCTTGTAACGATTTAGGATTAAAATCAACAGTAACCGTACCGCAAGGTAAACATACTTGGTTAACAGAAGAATCTATTAGATTGGGATGTAATATCATCGAAGTTCCGATGGGATTCCTTACAAACATACAGGCTAAGGCCAGAAAATATGTAGAAACAAATGATGGGTGCCAGTTAGTACCATTTGGTGGTGACCATCCTATCATTATTGAATCTATGAAAAATGCTGCTTTATCACTTGATATAGAACCACCAAAAGAGGTTTGGACTGTGATGAGTAGTGGTGTATTGAGTAGAGGGCTACAGAAAGCTTGGCCAGATGCTAAAGTTTATGGTGTACGAATCGGACACAATACAACAGATAGAGAAAGAGGTAGGGCTGAAACATTCTTATCGAAATATAAATTTCATCAAGATTGTAAAGAATCAGAACGACCACCATTTCCATCTTCACTAACCTACGATAGTAAAGCATGGACTTGGATGAAAGAACACGCATC